CTAGATGGCGTCAAGCAGTGCAAGAAGGCGAGTATTGGAACAAACAAGCACCTCTATATCACCCAAGTCACCCTCTCTATGATGCATATAGGGCAGGAGAATTGTATCCAGATGATTACATAGGCGGTTCAAAGTTAACACCAGCAGAAGTAGAACAAATGATGCGTGAAGCAGGCTGGGAGAAATACTAATGAATAAACACTTCCCCGCCGAAGACAGAGTAATTGCTTACAAGCAAAAAAAATTACCCACAATCACATATGCAAAAATGAATAGCGATGACAGAGACTACTTGAGATATATGTACAGTATGTTTTATGGACATATCATGGCAAACTGTAATATTGATGCTGAACAAAGAGGTTTATACACTTGGTTCTTTGATACACCACAAGATCATTTACCCAAGCCTAGTAAAATTGCAAAAGTAAAAACAAAATACAATACTTGGGCTAGTTTTTTACAAGGTGTTGAACACAATTTTCTCGATGGCACTGATGACTTCTCACTAAAGCAATTAGAGCATGTTGTAGAAGCAGTGAATATGAGTGTAAAGTATTTTAACGATAAATGGGCTGATTTTGAACCACATGTTCAAGCAAACCGCGTCAAATTATTAAAGATATAAAAAAACCTCACTAGAGTTGGCGCAATAGTGAGGTTCGAAAGTTGTATTACCGAAGGCCACTAAGGTAATACTAACCGGGGTAATTAACGAATGGCAAAAAACGCTAATTAGTGTAGCGAATAAAGTGGCAAAACTTAGATAACATATATTAGGATAATATGATTCGCTACATATAATATTTATCACAAATCGATATTTTAGATCAAATTTAGTGATAAAGTATAAATAACAGTGTAAGGCAAAATACATTATGGCAAACATGGCAAATCAAAAACTAAACAAAAAACTAGAATCCCTGGCACAAAAATATTATGGCACAAAAGACTTTTCTCAATTGGAACCTTACCAATTAGATAAATTAACTTCGTGGGTAACCTGGAGTCCTGATAAAGGTAAGAATACAAGTAGAAAAGCAGAAATGGCACTTAGAAAAAACAAAAAGTTTAAGGGTAAAAGACACAAAAGTCAAACTACCTTTGTAGAATAACAAATAGGACATAAGGCTGGTCGCCGGATAAGATAGACCCTGGCAGGACTCGAATAATAGTAGAGCCGCAGAAAGAGTATTCCTATTCTCAAACAAACACTTTGCATAAAAAGTTATACAGTTGGAACGCGGTATAACACAGTAGCAGTACTGAGCCTTTGTAGGTTAGGAGTGAGAAAGAGATCCTTTGCAAACACAGTGTAAAAATACCTACTTCCTTTTAGGCTATCGATCGTTAACATCAAGTCTTTTTTTTTGAGGAACCAGCAAATGGTTCCTTATGACTTCAATTCCTTACATCAAATCTTTAATTATGTTTTATCTAATCATTAACATCAAAGGTTCGAGCGAGCAAAGCGAGTGTTAGAGCCTGTAGATGTTATCACCTTTAGGTGAAGTAGATGTTTTACTTGACATAAGACAAATAGATGCTATAATATACTGGTATAACAAAATATTTAGGAGTAATACAAATGGCAAAAACAAATGTAATTAAGTTGAGTCAAAACAATTTTGATCAGTATATGAAAAAATATGCTGGAATGATGAACAAAGATCAAAAAGATGCTATTGCTAATGGCTTTGAACTCACTAAGAGGCTAGAAAAATACACTGAAACCGCTTTAGGTTTGAGACCTGATATATTAGCAACAAAAAGGCATAATGTTATTTGGTCACCACCAGGTGCTGGTAAAACATTTACTGCCAATCAAGTAATTGAAAAAAATAATGTTCCTGTGTTGAAAATACATGGTGCAAGTAGTTTGCATGATGCCATGGTGCAATTAGCAGTATTTAAGTATAAAAATTTAGGAAAACCTTTTTCTGTATGGTTTGATGATTGCGATAGTTTCTTTGACAGAGGTTCGGGTAGTTCATTAGATCCTCTCAATATTGTTAAAGGTATGCTAGACCCTGAGAGAGAAATACAAGCGAATGGGCAAGGTGGTGTATTGGCTTACAATGTTGATGTTACAAACACAATTAACAAAGCAATGAATGCCACAGAATTTGATCCAGGCAAACAAATTATAGTAGATGCTCTTACACATTTTAGAAATCCAAATGGCCTAGGTGTTGAAATTTTAACCAATGATATCAACTTCTTTTGGACTACTAATAGAGTATTACCAAATAAGAAAGTAGCATTTACTCCTAATAAAAACGGACAGGTAGATCAACTTAAAGTTGACCAACATGCTGTTAGAGATAGATGCAATTGGAGAAAGTTTGATATCAATGACAATGAAGCGTGGGGATGGATGGCAAGTGTTATGCTTAGTAATGATGTATTTGCAAATGAGCCATTAATGCAAGGTAGAACACTAGACAACGACCAGTTAATGATGTTGTTGCAAACATTTCATAAACATTGGGATAACCTAGAAGCAAACAGCATGAGAACTGTCAAAGAAGCAGGTGCTATGTTGTTAATGGATGAAGAAAACTTTCAAGATGAATTTGAACAAAACTTTGTAGGATAAGCATGAGCAAGTCAAATACAGATTTAGATTTTAGTTTTATTGACAGTGTAGGTGATTTCTTAGACAATGAGGCACCTACTGAAAAGAGTCTTCTTATAAGTCAAAGCACAAAACAAAATCATGCAAATCCTATTTGGAAAGAGCAATGGCTGGCTAGAAATAATGAAGCCCAGCAAGATCCAGAAAGGCAGAAAAAACTATCTGCGTCTCTTAAGAAATGGCATGTAGAAAATCCAGGGGTAGCACAAGAAAGACAATTAAAGCCAGAGACTAGAAAAAAGAAAAGTGAATCTGCTTTAAAAAATACTCATAGTCCAGACTATGTTCATCCACGCGGTATGTTAGGCAAAAAAAGAACTGATGAGGCTAGACAAAAAAGTTCAATAGCACTTAGCGGAAAAGAAAAACCATTAGAAGGCAATAAAAAAATTAGCGAATTTCATAAAGGTAAAAAGAAAGATCCTAAAGTAGTTGCAAAAGTAAGTAAAACATTATCAGGCAGAACACATAATAGAACTAGAGGCATCAATACACCTGTGAAAAATTTTAATAAAATTGGTGATGCCGCTAGTTATTTTGATGTTTCTCCAGTGTCAATTAAGAATTGGTGTAATAACAAAGGCACTACAATGACGAATAAAAAGGTTATTAAAAAACTCACAGACAAAGGCATAAAGTTTAATGAAAATAATTATCCTATAGGATTTGAGTGGGCTGAAGGTAGAGAAAATTTAGGTGCAAAAAAAGTTCAAACACCTGATGGCATATTTAAGTCTACAAAAGAAGCGTCTAAACATTATAAAATATCTGAAAATGGTTTAAGAACTAGATGTAATAATGATAAATGGCCCGACTTTTATTTCTTAGATGAAAAAAGTGAATTTAAAAGTTCACAAATTAATAAGCCACTCACATAGTGGCTTTTTTTATGGCTCCTATAAATATCTGTTATGGAGTTAACAGCAAAAGAAAGAGAAAGACTAATAAGAAAAGATGGTGTGCCAGCACATCTAACTCATTGGGCAAGACAAATTAGTTTAGATCCAAACCCCACAGAACAACAAATACTCACTGTTAGAGAACTATTTGCAATCAAAGATGCTTATACTCGCAACAAATATTGGGTATTTGAAGATAAATTAAGACTCACAGAAGTCTCATACCACACTATCCCCCGCAAAAAAACCTATTCTTCATAAATAACTGTGCGTTCACACTACGCTTAACAGTGATTTACAGGAATAGCAATGACTGATGATAAAAACCTAGACCCAAGTTTCGCGGAATCCCCACAAAAAGAAGATTGGATAGAGATAGATGGCAAATACTATGTTCAACTTGACGATTCTTACGAACTAGAAAACAAACCTTATCAACCTAAACGCAGATACGCAGAAAAAACAGTGCGTGGTGTGGTAGTAGGTCGTGGCCAAAACAAACAAATTATTCCTGTAGAAGAAGTGCGTAAATTAGCCGCACTACATTGCTCATACAAAGATATGGCTGAATACTTTCAAGTAAAAGAAGGCACATTCCGTGATCACTTCCGTTCAGAAGTAGAAAGAGCAAGACAAAAATTAAAGCATAGACTATCTGAAGCAATGATAGAAAATGCTATACACAGATGTAATCCTACTATGCAGATATGGTTAAGCCGTAATTGGTTAGGCATGAACCAAGACAAAGAATTAACACAAGGTGAACAAGTTTTACCGTGGATAGAAGAAGATGAATAGATATGAAGTTAACAACACCGCAACGAGAGATACTAGACTCACCTGCACGATTTAAAGTTGTAGCCGCAGGAAGAAGATTTGGTAAAAGTTATGCCAGCATAGCCGCATTGGCTAAACACGCACGATTCCCTAATAAGAAATGTCTTTACATAGCGCCATCCTACCGTATGGGAAAGCAAATTATATATGATGACTTACTTGCATTCTTGCGTGAGCGTCGTTGGTTAAAGAAAGTAAATGTAAGTGAACTAACCTTTACACTAGTAAATGGTTCAGTAATAATGATACGCTCAGCAGACAATCCAGACAGTATACGAGGTATAGGTGTTGACTTTGTGGTTATAGATGAAGCCGCTGACATACCTAGATTAGATGATACATGGAAAGCAGTTATAAGACCAACACTGTCAGACAGAGAAGGACATGCACTCATAATTGGTTCACCTAAAGGTAGAAACTTCTTTTATGATATGTATAATACTGTGGGAACTGATTGGCAGAGTTGGCAGTTTACAACATTGGCCGGCGGAAATGTAAGTGAAGAAGAGATAGAAGCCGCTAAAAAAGACCTAGACGATCGAACTTTTAGACAAGAATTTTTAGCAGAATGGATAGACTTTCAAGGACTTATATATTACAACTTCTCAGATGACAACATAAAAGAGATGCCTCTACCACAACAATTCGTATTAGAGATTGGATCTGATTTTAATATTGACCCCATGGTATCCGTGTTAGGATTTAAACATGCAGGTGGCTTACACATATTTGACGAAATAGAAATGTATGGCTCTAACACATTTGAAATGGTAGCAGAAATTAATCAACGCTATCCAAGTCACAAAAAGAATGTCTACCCAGATGCAGCCGGTCAGGCAAGAAAAACATCAGCAATGGGTGGCATAACAGATCATGTTATCATGAAGAATGCAGGATACAAATTAATAGTAGGAAATCAAAATCCCTCTGTTAAGGATAGACTGGCTGCCGTCAATAGTGCATTTAAATCATCAACAGGGATAACTAAATTAACAATAGATCCAAAATGCAAAGGATTAATTGAAAGTTTGCGTAAGCACACTTACCGTGAGGGAACAAAACAACCTGATAAGAACTCAGGCTTTGATCACTTCGGAGACAGTTTGGGGTATTGTGTAAACAGTATGTTCCCAATAAGGCAAGATATACAAACCAGAGGCCACGCAATTAGGCGAAACACCGGTTCAAATTATAGAGGATAATAGATATGAAGTTACCAGAATACTTAAACAAAGAAAGCACTCACAAAACAAATACCTTAAACACAATGACACTCACAGGACTTAGTTTACTGTGGGGCACTATGCTAGGCTTAATTAACCCATACTGGAACATAGCCACAGTGCTTATATTGTTAGCAGGTTATGGCAGTGAAATTAAAAAGAGAGATGAACAAGATAATGTCAAACTCTAAGAAACCAACTGTTCCTAGTAATGCACCACCTAAAGAAGGTAGTAGTGCGTGGAAAAAGAATGAGAAAACAATTGCAAGTAATCCTGCACTAAGACAGTTGCGTGATATACAGCAAGGCTTTAAGCCAAGCAGTGGCATTACCACAGGCGGTGATGTGTCGCCCGAATACAAAGAGAACTATGATAAGATAGTGTGGACCAAAAGAGAAGAGGCAGACAAGCCTAAGTTTAGAACAAAAATAAATGGCAAATACACAGATGAATAGGAATCAATGGCTTAGAGAAGTAGTTAAACCGCAACTTGTTGATGTAACCACAGCAATAGAAGTAGGTGTGTGGCGTGGAGAATACTCACGCATTATAATGAGCAGTATAGAACCTCTACAATTTTATGGAGTTGATCCTTACTTGTTACACGATGAATATGGTGATGCACCTGATCCTGTTGAATTTGCCAATCAAGAAAACCTAAACAACTTGTATATGAGAGTAGCAGGTGAATTTGCAAGAAACCCTTATGCTACACTGATGCGAGAAAAAGGTGTTGATGCCGCAAAACAATTTGATGATAACAGCATAGATTTTGTGTACATTGATGGTGACCACAGTTATGATTTTGTCAAGAATGATATAGCCGCTTGGTATCCTAAAATAATGCCAGGTGGTATATTGAGTGGACACGATTACACTGAAGGCAACCCACAAAAAGGACACATTTACGGTGTTATACAAGCAGTAAACGAATTTGTTGAGGAATACGATTTAGAACTACAAACCACCGATGAAGAATATGCTACTTGGTGGGTAACTGTGTGAATATAATTGTATCTAAGTTTTACACTGTAGAAGACCACACTAAATGGTATGGCGATAGAACAAACGAAGCCAACTTAGTAGACAATTACAGTGAAATGATTGAAGTAATGAAAGAAAGTGCTATACAGTATGTCGAAGGCATAGATGATATCATAGTACACACAGGCACTGTTACTGATATTAGAACAGCATTTGAAAAACACTATTGGGAAGTGCGAGAACTGTGGAAAGCAGGTCACAACATACTGTATGTAGATGCTGATGTAGTGTTTACTAAACCAGTTAAAATATTTGGAGAATTTGATGAATTTAAAATGTTTAATTACACAGACCCCCGCAGTCTTAATCAACATCCTTATGTATTTGAACATTACTTTAATTGCGGTATAAGATATTATCCTAGCACCATGAGTGAAGATACTTGGGCTATCGGTGATGCTGGATTTACTGATATGGATAGAACACACTGGGACAGTGAACAGCGAATATACAATGATATGCTGTGGAGCAATGGTAGTGTGTTAGAAGACCACCTAGATCCAACTCTAGGATATCAACTAGTAACTGGTAACACAGAAAACGATAACCACTTTAATGGTATATCTGTTAGTGATGCTAAAATTATACACATACACGGCAGTAGAGGCAGTGGCAACAGACTAAACATAATGAAATCATTTAAACAACACACACTAAGGAAAATTATGAATAACACAACACACGATGTAATGTATCGTATGACATATAACACAGGCAAAGGTGATACATTTACCACAGTAGCAAATTTTGCATCACACAGTGCAGAAGAGTTAAAATTACAAGTAGACAGACATTGCAATCGCTATGGAGTAATCAGTAAACAAGAAATATCACCTGCTGACTTAGAATTTGAAGACTTAATTGATGACTAAACAATGGCACGGTGGCAAAGGGTCACAAAGGCGTAACAGTAACAATAAAGCATACGCAGACAATTGGGATAAAATATTTAACAAGGAGAAATCAAATGGCAATGAGTCAAGCGAAATTAGCAAAGAAAAGAGCAGCAAAGAATCTAAAAAGGAAGGGTAAGAAGTATAACCCACACAAAAGGGTGGTTAAACCGGTTGAAAAGGACACTATTACGCTGTAAATCCTTAACAGGGCTAAAAAATGCACAAAGTTGATAAATATAGTGGCTAGCAGCATTTAAACAATATATTGGAGTTATATCTTGGCCAAAGGTTTCAACTATCTTAATTTTATCACCACAACCCACGATCTATACAATCGTTACCAGGAAGATTGGAACTTGGCAGTTAGATCATACTGGGGCGGTGTAGAATATCGTAACGGTAATTATCTAAAAGCATATGATATCGATTATAGCACACCTAGTGATGTAATCAACACATATGATATGCAAGATGGTGTGCAAACAGCCACATATCGCACCACTGTACAACCAGTAAACAGCAGACAAGAAGCAGATGCTGGTACACAATACAACAGTAACTTTTATCAAGAAAAAGTAAACAATGTGCCTGTGTTACCGTACACAAGACTGTACACAGCAGAATATAATGCAATCTTATTTAGAACACCACCACAAAGAGAATTACCTTACACAGACGATGTACAAGACTTCGTTAAAGATGTGTCAGGTGAAGGCGAAAGTATAAATGAATTTATGAGCAAGGTCGACACTTATAGTACAGTGTTCGGCGTTGTGTGGGTAAGTTGTATTAAGCCTGCAGGAGCAGACTATGCTAGATGGAGAATGCACACACCATTAGATGTAACTAACTGGCAATATGGTTACACAGCATCAGGCGATCTAGAACTTAAAAAGATTGTGTTGAGAACTACCACAGAACCAGATGTAGAAATACTACAATACATCACACCAGAAACTATTGAAACGGTCTTTGTTCCCTTCGACAAAGACATAGACATTGATGTACCGGAAGGTGCAGAATATTTAGAAGACGATGAAGGCAAAGGTCTTTACAGAATTACCCAAGAGAATGAACTGGGTTACATTCCTGTAAGACCCGTTTATCAAAGTACTAAGATCTATAACGGTATAGGTCACACACCAATCTTTGATATTGCACAAATACAGAGAAGTATATATGGAGACTATGGGGAAATATACAGTAGCATTTCGTACGGTGCTCACCCAGTTACAGTGTGTGATGAAAGCACACTCCAAAGAAATGACTTTAATGTATCAGCAGAGCCGGGTTCTGTTATAACAGTAGAATCTGCACTCAACGGGCAACCTAACTACACATTTGAGTTCAAAGCACCACCTCTAGACAGTATACAAGAGTTGCGTGAAATGGTTAATCAAAAGATTGACAAAATGAACCAAATTGCAATGGTGCGATCAGATGAATTGATCAAAGCATCACGCAGTGGTGTACAAATTGAAACATACGATAGCAAACTGGAAGCGTTTATACGCAAAAAAGCAACAAGCCTTGAGAATGTAGAGGCACACAGTTTATGGCCAATGTGGTTTGATTGGCAAAATCAAGCAATGCCAGAAGACTTAGCAGTTAGTTACAATAGACTGTACAGTCAAAAAGGTGTTGAAAACGAAATAACCGAACTAAACAAACTCATCGATGTGTACACAAAGTACAATGATATATTCGGTGAAGAAACAGTAGTAACAGACAAATTTAATACAGAAGCAGAAGCAGAGGCAAGAGCCGTTGAGTTAGGTGGAACAGGATTTCATACTCACGAAGAACAAGACGGTACATATTATATGCCTTTTGAGACTCACGCTGAATACGAACTAAGATTAAGTGTACTAGGATTAACCAGTGCCGATCTTAGAAGTGATTTAAAAGAACAAATTAAACATAGGCTGTATCAACTAGTAGAAAGTACTAGTAGTGATAACAGTCTTTAAGAATATAGGTAGGGTAACACAGGTAGGTGTATAATAACCCTAAGAGTACAACAAATACGCATACTCTAGCGAATAATAGGAGAAAAAAATGACTGAAGAAGTCCAAAACACGGTAGTGCAGTCCGATAATACAGCACCGGTAACAGAATCCGCAGAATCAGCAGACAAAATGTCAATTGATACAAATTCTGATAATATCGCAACACCTAGTGTTGAGATCAAAGACGGTAAAACTTATGTGAATGGTCAAAGGATTTATACCAGAGACGATACAAATAAGATTGCCGCCAATGCTAAACGCGAAGCAGAGAGCCGTTTTTTAAACGAACTCAATGTAGATAGTTTAGAAAGTGTTAAAAGTGTAGTGCAAACTCTACAAGATAGTACGCCAAACGAAGAAGGCAGTAGTCTCAATGTCGACTCTTTAAGAGACGCAGTCAGAAAACGCGAAGCCACTGTTGAAGAACTCACAACACAAGTAAACACTCTCAAGACTGAATTGCTATTGAAAGACCATATGGGTCAATTGCAGGCAGCAATGCCAAACAATTGGTCTGAACAACAGCGTAGTGCTGTAGTTAAGTTGATGAAAGCAGACAATATGTTAGCAGTGGAAGGAGATACTTTTGCAATCAGAAATGGTGCAGATTTTCTTACCACAGATGGCGAAACGCCAGACTATGCTAAAGCAGTTGAACTGGTAGGAAACAACTTAGGTTTATCATTTGGTAAAAAAGGTGTTGATATACAGTATGGGGAAACTACAACTGATGTTAGTTCAAGCAAGGTTAAACCGCTTGACGACAACAGAGTAAATACCGATGCTGAATACAGAGCGGCGTATATGAATATTCGCCAGTATCGATCTACTCCAAGAAGTCAGATCACCGATAGTATGGTGAAAAAACAAATGGAAAAAAGTAGAAATACATAACAAATAATTGTCATAACATAGGAGAACTACAATGGCACAAGGAACAACAAGTTCAGGCATTGAGCAGTTATATGCAGATATCGTAGCAGATTTAGTACCATACTATATGGACGCAGTCTTACTACCTAATCAAGACATCATAATGAACTCATACCAAATCGCAGGACAATCCGGCGATACATTAAGAATCCCATTAACTAACACTTGGGCATCAGAAACAGCAACAGTTGTAACTGAAGGTGAAAGTATCTTAGCAAATGGATCACAATCAAATGTTGCACCAACAGCGGCTAACATCACAGTAGCAAAATACGGTGTTGCAACAAATGTAACAGAAGAAGCATTAGAAGACGGTGGCTTAGACACAGTTAGAAATGCAGTATTATCAAGATTTGCTGGAACACTTTCAGCAGCAGTAGATGACGCTGGACTATTAGCAGCATTTAACGGCGCAACATTAACTGACACAGGTGCAGGCTCAACAGCAGCAACTCACAAAGTTAACTTAGTAATGTCACCAGAAGCACTAGCATATGCTAGTAAGCGTGAACCAACAGTTAAAATGTGGTTTAACCCTAACACAGACTCACACGAAATGCGTGGTACTGTGAGAGCAGGTTTCGGCGTATTGCGTGGTAACTTCATCAACCCAGTAACAGCAAATGCTAGTATTGGTACTTCTGATGCAAACATCACAGCAGTTGCTAAAGCAGTTGCAAACTTAAGACAAGCAAATGCACCAACAATGAGCACAGGACAATATGTTTCAATTATTGATCCATCATTTGAATTCGCAATCCAAGACCAAATCCTTAACTTAGGTGGTACTGGACTAGGATCATTAAGTGATGTCGGTAACAGAGCATTATTGCAAGGTCTAATTGGACAGGCTGCAGGTGTGACATTCTTTAGAAGCAACTCACTCCCTAACGCTAACGCTTAAGGACAATAGGAAGATACTATGGCATTTATAACAGTCGGCGGTAGCGTAACAAGTTACGCAGAATTTACAGATCTTTTACAAAAGGATCAAAGACTATTGGAAGCAAACGAAATCCAAGTACCAGCAGAATCTGATTTTGTTGATCAAACAGATTTCATTGAAGATTTGCTTACAAAAGCCACCGACCGTATTAATATCAAAATAAAAGCCAGCAGTTGGTGGATGGGATATCTCAATCGCACAGGCACCACAGTAAGCAACCCTGCACTGTTACCTGACTTTAATCCTAATAGGATTATTACTCGTAAGCAGGACTTTACTGATGCATGTGTGTACTATGCTTTATATTATTATCTTTTACCTCTTATAGGTGACTTCTCAACAGAAGAAAGCCAAGAAGTACAAAAGATTAGATACTACGAAGCAAAGTTTAATGATATCTTTAATGAACTACTAGCAATGGCTGATTGGTATGATGCAGACGGTGACGGTCTCGTCAATGATGATGAGAAGGCTTATACTTTTAGTACTGTTCGAAGAACAAGACGCAGAAGCGGTATAACGAGGATTAGTTAATGGCTATTAGAGATGATTTAATCACTCAAATTACTACTAACTTGTCAAGTTATACTAACTTCAAAGTCAGCAGTGAATTACCATTCGATTCGGGTGGTAACTCGCTGTATTTGAAGAACAAAAGAACTGTATATGTAGACGACCTTAGTGAGGAGCAAATACAATTATATCGTACGATAGACCAAGGAACGGTTTATCAAACAGAAACAATTGTA